CAACGGGAGTTCGATGAACGAGAAGTTGATAGGATGGAATCTTTGATTCAAAAAGCGGCAGAAGAAATTAGTGATGCTTACCAGGAGTTTATAAAAGAAATATAATAAAACAATGGAAACAATAATAGGTTTAATAATGATAGCATCGTGGGTTTGGGCAATAATAATTATCTCAAAGAAAACAGAAGCTACACCGAACGAGAAGATTGCTCTGTTTGTCGCTCTGGTATATTTTGTGTGGTATTTACTAGGTACAGTTTAGAGTTCTTTGATACTACATTGGAGACTCTCACTCTGGTCGCTGGGCTTTGCCGATATATTTTGAATAAGGCAAGTCATCGCAAGATTACAGTAAGGCTTTCCGTGACCAGAATGAGGTTCTTCAATAGGTAAGTACTTTGAAAACTGGAAGCGTTGAATGCCCGCAAAAATGTGGCTTTGGATTACAAGGTTGATAACCTGCCGATGAGGCTTCAAGTAGTCCGAAACATACATAGGTCGAGAGTCCTATGATGTATTGCTACTAATCACAGCGTTAAGTCAAAAACACGCTACACCTACACCTACACCTACACCAGAAACAAGAATGACAATCAAGCAGATAGAAGAAAAGTTAAACATTACTGGATTAAAGATAGTTGAATAAATATATGAAAGTAAAAGAACTTATACGTTTGTTAAAACAAGAAGACCAAGAAAAGTTAGTTATTATGTCGTCTGACGGAGAAGGAAATAGCTTTAGCCCACTAGCTGATTTTGGGGATACTGATTACTATTTAGCATACAGCACTTGGTCAGGAGAAATAGGATATTCAAAACTAACAGAAAAACAAAAAGCTGAGGGGTATGGAGATGGAGATATTTTAGCAAAGGGAGTTCTAGCATTGGTAATTTATCCAACTAATTAAATAATTATGACCCACGAAGAAATAATAGTAGAAAAGTATACAAGTCAAATGCTGGAAAATCACGCTAAGAAAATAGAAGATAATTTTTGGATAATTGTAAAGAAAAAACCAAAATGGATGCCAAGTTTTCTTTATCGTGCCGTAGTAAAAGAATTAGTTGAGTTAAAACATTTTAAATAACTAAAAACATATGTCAAAATTCAAAGTAAACGACAAAGTAACCGTGAAAGAGAAATTTTGGGAGATAGAGAGTGGTGTTTATGCTAATGATAATATGAAAAACCTCGTAGGAAGAACATTGGAAGTCAAATCTGTGTTTAATGATGGAGATGTCAATACAAAAGAAGACGATTCAAATGACGATACAAGTTGGACTTGGGACAAAAACTGGCTAGAACTCTACGTAGCCCCAGAAATAACTTGGGACACTCTGAAATGGAAAGATGTGGTGATAAATGAAGATGGTAATGAGCGAATGGTGCTAGGAGTGTTAAATGATTCAATTCTTTTATCAGGATGTAATGATTTTAATTTTGCGGGTGCTTTGTATCACAAAAAAGAACTACAACAAATGGGCTACACCATCAAACAAGCTCCAGTAGAAAAGCTCGAACTAACACTCGAACAAGTTGCTGAGAAGTTTGGGATTGAGGTGGGTAATTTAAAGATAAAGGAATAAACCTATGGAAAATATAATATACCCCGAAAAACCAAAGAGAGATAAAGGATATATTGGTGGTGGATTATCAGAAAGAAAATTCTTTCCATTATACCGTTTTACTATAAAAAATGGATTCAAACAAAAATCAATAGATTTTGGAAAGGGTTATTTGCAGGCATTACAGGACATCAAAAGACTTAACAAAATTAAATAATATGGAAAACAAAGACTGGAGAAAAGAATTTGATGAGAAGTTTTTTACTAAAGAAACTTTTGATTGGAAAAATCCAACACCATCAGAAATAAAGGAATTTATTGCTGAATCCCTACTAAAGTCAAAGCAAGAGGAGATAGAGGAGGCGATGGATAGGATGAAGAAAGTGCATAAATTCAAAGTTACAGAAGTTGAAGACATAGCAAAGGAAAACTATAATCAAGCCCTAGACGACCTAAAACCCATTATCAGTAACCTACTAAAGTAATGAAACCATCAGAAATATTTGAAGGAGAAAACAGTGGACTAAGAAAAACATACGACGAAGCTGTCCACATTGGTGGAGAAAGTAAAGAAGAAATAGAGGCAGAAGACGGGTGGCACGATGAACAAATAACCAACACAGAGAATACTACTAAAGAAAACCAAGTATTCCTAGATATTTTTGAAATTCTTTGTCGCTTAGATGACTCTCCGAGGATAGATATACATTTTCAGAATAAATGTTATACCGCTGCACAAAAGATTAGTAATATATTGCGAGCTAATAAATAACTATATGATAATAAAAAAAGACATGGTCATTCAAGTGAAAAGCTCAAGAAAGGGTAACTATAAAGCTATAGCGTTAAGAGACTTTGATACTGAAAAAGATGAGTGGTATCCAGTTGCCTTATCTGAAGCAAAAGCAATAGTTGGCATGAATAGGAATAATTTGTGGATCGCAGGCGATGAAGTCCCTTGCCGTAGAGGAATGTGTATCATCGAACTTATTACCCCTCCATTAACAGATAACAACTAAAAACATATGACCCAATTTAAAGTAAACGACAAAGTAACCGTGAAAGCAGGACATAAATTTTTATCAGACCTAGTGTTTGATTACCTCACAATCAATAAGATTAGTGGTGATATGTATGGATTCACCGCCTACCATGCAGGTAAGGTAGTTGGTCTTGGTGACCAATATGGAGGCGACCACCTAGAACTCTACGTAGCCCCAGTAATAACATGGGACACTCTCAAATGGAAAGATGTGGTGGTTAGGTATGGTAATGAACAAATGGTATTAGGATTGTTAAATGATTTAGTGTTTTTATCAGGATGTGATGAATTTAATGGTACTGAGGATTGGTATCATAAACAAGAACTACAAAATGATGGCTTCACCATTAAACAAGTTTCAGTAGATAAGCTCGAACTAACACTCGAACAAGTTGCTGAGAAGTAGATTGACCACATCCGTCCAATAAGTTTATATGATTACAAAAACACGGAAGATACAGAGTTCCAAGAGTGCTGGTCGTTAAATAATTTACAGCCATTAGAAAAAACAGCAAACAGAATTAAGAGCAACAACTACCTAGACGACCTAAAACCCATTATCAGTAACCTACTAAAGTAATGAAAAAACAAGACCTATTAACTTCCGCAGTAAATGAACTCCGCTTTGCAATGCTTCAAATACTACATCTAAAATCAACACTTCAAGAAATAGAGGTGATGACAAGTGATGTGCTAGCTAAGGGTATTGTCAAGAATGAATTAGAGAGGCATGAGGTGGACAAACTTATACACACAAGAAACATTTTTACCAAGTAACCTACTAAAATATATGACCAACACAGAAAAAATATTAGCGGAGTTTGATGAACTACTTTCTCATTTTAAAAATTCAAAAGAATTACCTAATACTGCTGTAAATGAGTTAAGAAGAAAAACAAACACACAGCTTGAGAACGAAATAAAAGCCTTCCTCACCACCAAAATCACACAAGCCCTAGCAGAAGAAAGGGAGAGGGTAAAAGGGGAGATAGAGAAGCAACATGTGTTTACCGGGAGAGATGAAACAGATGACGATGTTATATCAAAAGACAAACTCCTCGCCTCTCTAGACACTAACAAAGAATAACTATATGCAAATAGAACGCAAGTGGGCAATGCCAAATATTGACAATATAATATGGGCTATGGTAAAATAGATACATGGACAAGAAAAGACTAAAACAATTAGAAGCAGAAAGACGTTACCGTGAGAAACACCCTGAAAGAGTAAAAGAAAAGAGTAGAGAATGGCAACGTAAAAAGTGGAAAGAAAGACCAGAGGAAGCAAGGAAGTATCAGAACGAATACAGGAAAAAAGTTAGAGAAAGTATTGTTGCGAATTATGGTGGAAAATGTACTTGCTGTGGCGAAGTAGAAATGAAGTTTTTGGCATTAGACCATATCAATAACGATGGGAATAAACAAAGGAAAGAAATCGGAACGGGTATACAGATGTATCTTTATATGAAAAAGAATATGCCAAAAGACATTCAGGTTCTGTGCCACAATTGTAATTTAGCCAAAAAAAACTATGGGAAATGTCCACACAAAAATTAGAATAGATAGGGTTTGGAGTATGCCGAACCGTTGGACATTCACAATCAAACCAATTGCTGAATTACTCAAAGAAGAAGTAACTGATGGTTTGTGGTGTGACCCATTTGCGGGAATGAATAGTCCTGCGCAAGTAACAAACGACCTCAGAGTAGAAATGCAGGCAACACACCACATGGATGCACTGCAATTTCTAAAATCATTAGAAGCCAATAAATATGACGGAGCTTTATTTGACCCTCCATATTCAATAACTCAAGCCAAGCAATGTTATGAGGGAATGGGCATGGAACTATTAGACACAAAACCTACGTCAATGAAATACTGGGGGGATTGCAAGACAGAAATGGCACGCATATTAAAACCAAATGGAAAAGCAATCTGTTTTGGATGGACAAGTATGGGAATTGGAATAAACAGGGGTTTCATAATGCAAAGGATACTTCTTGTTCCACATGGTGGTAGCAAAAATGACACGATTGTAACTGTAGAAATTAAGTCCCTATCCTCCAAGACAAACCATTGACAGATAACTAACATGAAACAGAAACGAATCTCTTTTGAACAGCACAGCATGGCTCACCTCTATGAGATGTCCTTAGAGCACCTGTGTGCAAAAGAATG